CACGCAATTGGCGCATTGCGTCTTGGCGATCGCCACGTCGGCCGGCGGCTTGTTGATCAGCGCATTCTGCACACCGGCCACCACGGCAGCGGCATAGAGCCCGGCGCGCGTGATCGACCGGCCCAGCTTGCGCGAGGCCGCCTTGTAGGCCTCCACCCCTTCCTGCGCGGCAGCCAAAACGATGGTCTCGTCGGGGCCGGAAAACAGCACCAGGTCGATATCGATCTCGTAATCGACAATCTCGGCCGAGCGCACTTGCGGCCAATCGGTGAGCGGGCGCACGTCCTCGTCTGCAGAGACAGCCAGTTCGACCGCTTCGATCTCGTCATCGCTGGCCGAACCATCGCCCAAGGCAGACAGCAGCGACACAACCACCGTGCCCGGCCAGATCGCGCCGTCGAGGGCGGCGGTCACGGCGGCGACCAACCCGGCATCGGCGCCGTGATCGGCCAGCACGCCCAGCATCAGCGCGCGTAGATTATCCGGCCTGGGACTGGTGACACTGGCATCGGCCAGCGTGTTGGCGGCCGAGAGCGCATAGTAGCGATAGGCGCTGGCCGGGCCCGCCACCGAGAATGCTTCGGGCGCCAGCTGGATACGCGCCTTGTACGCCTCGTCCTGCTCACCGGGCAGGCGCGCGACATTGAGCAGCGCGCCCAGCTGGTCGAGATTGCTGTCCTTGGCATAGGCCAGCATGACTTGCCGCGCGCGCTCGTTGAATGTCTGGCGCAGCAGCATCTCGCGGTAACAGAACACCTCGAGCACTTTGACCGCCGGATCGCTCAGGACCGTGGCGTCGAACGTGGGCAAGTCCTCGAGCAGCTTGGCCACGGCCTGGGCGCGGATATCCTCGTAGGACATCTGCTCGACCACGGTCGGCGCCGGGAGTTGCGATAGATCGATTGCGGTAGTGCTGTCGGCCATGGCCTGGGCTTGCCGCTGCCCCGGCCTTCCTGCCACCCGCGCGCGTTGTAAACGCCGGCCTTACAATCGGCCCCCATGGCCCCCGCCGCGATCCGGTGGCTGAGTGGCATCATGAGAACGCCCGAAAGCACCCTGACCGATCCCGACGAACTGCTGCGCTTTGGGCGCGTGGTCGCAGTCGATCATGCCGCCGGAAAATGCGTGGTAGAGATTGACGAGGATCTGCAGACCGGCCCGATCCGTTGGGCCGCGCCCCGCATGGGCGACACCCGCGTGTGGTGCCCGCCCACCGTGGGCGAGCAGGTGCTCGTGCTCTGCCCGGCGGGTGAGATCGGCGGCGCCATCGCCATCGGCGGCATCGCCTGCAACGCGTTCCCCGTCCCGGCAAACGGCATGGCCGATCTCATCCGCTTCAAGGATGGTGCCGTGCTGTCCTATGATCCCGACAGCCACACCCTGGCGTTCGCCTTGCCTGATGGTGGCAAGCTGGCGCTGACCGGCAATCTCGCCGTGTCGGGGAAGATCGAGGCTGGGCAGGACGTTACCGCCGCCGGCATCAGCCTCAAGTCGCACAAGCACGGCCAGGTGCAGGCAGGCGCCGCGCAGAGCGGTGGGCCGCTATGACCAGCCTCACCGGCATGAACCGCCTCACCGGCGCGCCGCTCTCGGGTGACGAGCATCTGGCGCAATCGTGCGAGGACATCGTGTCCACCCCGCTCGGCACGCGCACAATGCGCCGCGATTATGGCTGCATCCTGGCCGATCTGGTCGACCGCCCAACCAACCGCGCGACCGCGTTGCTCGCCTCTATGGGCATCGCCCTGGCCCTGGCCAAGTGGGAACCGCGCATTGTCGTGCGCCAGGTCACGATCGCGGGCGAGCTCGCCTCGGGCCAGGCCGTGGCCGAGATCGTCGGCACCAAGGCCGGCGCGATCGGCAATGCCCTCACCCGCCTGACGATCCCCCTCACCCGCTTGTCCATCCGCGCCGCCTGAACAGGAGCCACCCATGCACGGCATCAAGACCAATTTTCTCACCGCAGGCAGTCGCGCGATTGCCTCCCAGTCCACCGCCGTGATCGGCCTGGTCGGCACCGCGCCCGATGCGCAGGCCGATGCCTTCCCCTTGAACGGCCGCGTGCTGATCACCGATGTGCGTAAGGCCCTGGCCGCCATCGGCGCCACCGGCACCCTGCCCGCCGCGCTCGCTGCCATTGCCGATGTCTCGAGCCCGGTGATCGTGCTGGTGCGCGTCGGCGTTGGCGTCGATGCCCAGGCGCAGGATGCGCTAACCATGGCCGGCATCGACAAGCTGATCACTGCCGAAGCCGAATTGCAGGTACGCCCGCGCATCCTGGGCGCCCCGGCACTCGATAGCGAGGCGGTGACCGCGCACTTTGCCGGCGTTGCCAAGAAACTGCGCGGCTTCCTCTACTTCGCCGGGCACGGTGTCACCGTGGCCGAGGCGCTCACCTATCGCGAGAACTTCGGCGAACGCGAAATGATGATGATCTGGCCCAACTGGTCGGGCACCTTTGCCGGCGATGCGGTCGCCCGCGCCATGGGCATGCGCGCCCAGATCGATGCCGACATGGGCTGGCACAAGACGATCTCCAACGTGACCGTCACCGGGGTGACCGGGATCTCCCAGGACGTGAGTTTTGCGCTCAACAGCACGGAAACCGATGCCGCGCTACTCAATGCCGCCGGGATCACCACGCTGGTGCGCTTTGGCGGAGGCTATCGCTATTGGGGCAACCGCACCTGCAGCGATGAGCCGCTCTATGCCTTCGAAAGCGTGGTGCGCACCTCGCAGGTGATCGCCGACGAGATCGAGCAGGGCCTGGCCTGGGCCGCCGACAAGCCGATGACCGTCATGCTGGTCAAGGACACGATCGACACGATCAACGCCAGGCTGCGCTCTTACGTGACCGCCGGCCGGCTGATCGGCGGCAAGGCCTGGTACGATCCCGCGCTCAACCAGCCGACCGACCTCGCCAATGGCCAGGCGGTGATCGACTACGACTTCACCGGCGTGGCCCCGCTCGAGGGCCTCTCCCTCAACCAGCGCGTGACCGACAAATATTACGCCGACTTTGCCAGCCAGCTGGCCGCCTAAAGGAGCATTGCCATGGGTTTCCCCTTCAAGCTGAAGCAGATGGACATGCTGCTCGATGGCGTCGGCCACCTCGCCGAAACCGAGGAAGTCACCGTCCCCAAGTTGGTGATCAAGACCGAGGACTGGCGCGGCGGCGGGATGATCGGCCCGGTGCCGATCGACATGGGCCTCGACAAGCTCGAGTTCGAATTTTCCATGGGCGGCATGATCGATGCAGCGCTGCGGCAGTTCGGCGCCACCTCGCTCGCCGCCAGCCTGGTGCGCTTTGTCGGCGCGTACCAGAACGATCTCACCGGGCAGGTGCAGAGCGTCGAGGTGGTCTGCATGGGCCGCTACACCGAGATCGACTTCGGCAACGGCAAGCCGGGCGACAACAGCACCCACAAATACAAGGTGGGCTGCAGCTATTACCGCCTGATCGTCGACGGTGTCGACTGGATCGAGATCGACCTGATCAACATGGTGTTCATCGTCTTCGGCGTCGATCGCTACGCCGAGATTCGCGCCGCGCTCGGCCGCTAATCCCTTCACCAGATCCGGGCGGCCCTCTCGCGCCCGGTCCCCTGCCGGTAGAAAGGCGGTCCTGCCGGCAGGGGCCTTCACCAGACCGCGCCTCCACGAGGATCGCCAGCCATGACCGATACCACCACTGCGCCCACCTCTGTCGTCGTCACCCTCGAGCAGCCTATCAAGCGCGAAGGCGGCCCGATTGCCAGTCTCACTATCCGCAAGCCCAAGGGCGGCGATCTGCGCGGCACCAAGCTGACCGACCTGGTCGCGGCCGATGTCGATGCCGTCGCCAAAGTGATCCCCCGCATCACCACGCCCGCCATTGCCGCACACGAGTTCTACGGCCTGGAGGCCGACGACTTCGCCGAAGTGGTCGGCACGGTGGTCGGTTTTTTTCTGAGCAAGGCCCAGCGCGAAGCGATGGCGGCGATGACGGCCTGACCGTCGAAACCCTGATCGCCGATATCGCGGCGGTGTTCCACTGGCCCTTGTCCGACCTGGCCACGATGGACCTGGCCGATCTGCTCGACTGGCACCGCCGCGCCGTGGCCGCGTGGAATCGCATGAACCGAACGGAGTAGCCGCGTGGCCAGCAATAAGTTGTCCCTGATCGTGTCGTTCGTCGGCAACGACAAGCTCTCGGGTGCGCTCAAGAACCTGATCGGCCTGGGCAGGAATGGCGACCAGGCGCTCAAAGGCATGTTCCGCCAGGCCCGCGATCTCAAGAAGGAGATGAAGGATCTCGACGCGCAGATCGCCAAGGGCGCGGACAACACCGGAGACCTGACCTCCCGGCAGCGCGATCTTGCCGCGCAGCTGGAGCGCGTGAACACGCAGATCGACCGGCAAAAGGCGATCAACACTTTCAACGCCAATACCAACCGCATCGGCCAACGCGGCGGGCAGCTCAAGAGCGCCGGCACCGACAACATGCTCGGCGCCGCCGGCCTTGCCACGCCCCTGGTCCTCGCCGGCAAGGCCGCGATGGACTTCAGCAGCGGCATGGTCGACATCGCGCAAAAGGCCAATCTCACCCAGGCGCAGACCGACGCCATGGCCCAGGGCATCCTGCGCGCGGCAGAGGCGGCGCACCAGATGCCCGAGGCCATGCGCTCGGGCGTCGATGCGCTGTCGGGCTTCGGTATCGATCCGCGCGAGGCCATGCAGATGATCGGCCCGATCGGCCGGCTCGGCACGGCGATGAAAGTCGAGATTGCCGATGGCGCTGCTGCTGCCTCGGCCAACCTGCAGAACCTCAAGGTGGGCCTGGGCGACACCGGCAAGGCCCTCGATATCATGGCGGCCGGCGGCAACGTTGGCGCCTTCGAAGTCAAGGATATGGCCCGCTACTTCCCGAGCCTTACCGCGCAGGCCCAGGCGCTGGGCCAGTCGGGGCTCGGCGCCGTGGCAGACTTGACCGCCGCGCTCGAAATCGCCCGGCGCGGCGCCGGCACCAGCGAGGAAGCGGCCACCAACGTTGCCAACCTGCTCGCCAAGGTGAACTCGCCCACCGTGCAGAACGCCTTCAAGAAGAACTTCGGCGTCGATCTGCCCGCCGCGCTCAAGGCCGCCTATGCCAAGGGCAAGACCCCGATGGAGGCCCTCGCCGAAATCACCCAGAAAGCCACCGGCGGCGACTTGTCCAAGCTCGGCCTGGTGGTCGAGGATATGCAGGCGCAATCAGCCCTGCGCACCCTGATCCTCAACATGCAGGACTATCGCAAGATCCGCGGCGACCTGGCCAAGAGCGGCGGCACCGTCGACGCCGCATTCCGCCAGCGCGAGGCGCATGACGCATCCGTTGCCTGGGAAAGCTTCAAGGGCACCATGAGCGCCCTGGCGATCACGCTGGGCGCCACCCTGCTCCCTGCGATGACGCAATTCTTCGGATGGTTGAACCAGGGCGTCTCGGCCGTGTCGCGCTGGGCGCAGGCCAACCCCGAAACCGCGCGCTCCCTCATGACGCTGGTCATGGCCCTCATTGCCGGCAAGGCCGCGCTCGGCGCGCTGCAGTTCGGCTTCGGTTCGATCCTCTCCACCTTCGCGACCCTGCGCAACGGCTTCATGATGGTGCGCGCGGCCTTCATGGTGATCGGGCCGATCATTGGCGCGATCGGCTTGTGGCCCATCGTGATCGGCGCGGCCATCGCGGCGGTGGCCTATCTCGTCTATGCCAATTGGGACAAAATCAAGACCGCCTTCTCCACCGGTTGGGCGTCGATCAAGGCCATGTGGTCCGGCGCCCCGGCGTGGTTCCGCTCGATCGGCGCCATGATGATGGAGGGCCTGCTCACCATGCTCGATCCCTCGCGCCTGGTGACGCGGCTGCTACAGGTCGCGCGCAGCGGGGTGACCGCCTTCAAGAACTATCTCGGCATCAAGAGCCCGTCCCGGCTCATGATGGAAATGGGTGGCCATATCGCCACAGGACTTGGCCATGGCATCGATGGCAACGCCCGCCAGCCTTTGCGCGCCATGGATCGCATGGCCGCGCGGGTAGCTGGCGCCGGGGC